TCCACCGGCGCCGTGAAGTACTACCTCAGCGCCACCGACTCCACCAAGAAGGCCGACGGCACCGCCGCCAACCTCACCGGCGCAGACGGTCAGGTGATGGTGGAGATTCCCGCCCACTACCGCAAGTGCTCCCTCAACAGCACCCAGGGCTACATGGACGTGGAAATCTCCCTCTACCCCTTCGAGGGTGCCATCCCCGTGCCGCGTTACCTCGTCGGTGCCTATGAAGGCTCCATGGACCGCGACAATAACCTCCTGAGCTCCGTGGTGAACGCCACCGCAGCCTTCCGTGGTGGTGCCAACAACGCCGACTGGGACGGCACCTACCGCTCTCTGCTCGGCCTGCCTGCCACCAACATCAGCCTCACTGAGTTCAGGCAGTACGGTCGCAACCGCGGCACCGGCTGGGGCTGCTATGACTGGAACGCGCACCTGGCTATCTACTGGCTCTTCGCCATCGAGTACGCCACGCTCAACAGCCAGAAGAACTTTGACTCCACCCTCACCGAGGAGGGCTTCCACAAGGGCGGTCTCGGCATCGGCGTCTCCGACTTCAGCGGCTGGGAAACCTACAACTCCTACAACCCCATCGTCCCTTGCGGCGTGACCAACACCCTGGGCAACGCCACCGGCGTGGTCGACTACGTCTTCTCCGAAGCTCAGGCCGAGGCTCATGGTGCGGAATACACCGCCCACGTGCCCAGCTACCGCGGCATCGAGAACCCCTTCGGCCACATCTGGAAGTGGACGGACGGCGTCCTCGGCAAGGGTGTCAACGGCGAGTACCAGGAGATCTACGTGAGCCGCGATCCTTCGCAGTATGCCAGCGCCCTCAACGACTCCTACGTCGACATGGGCCACGAGGCAACCGCCAATGGCTATTGCAAGGCCATCCTCGCCTCCGATCCTTCCCATCCTCAGGAGCAGAGGGTCTACGGCGACATCTTCGACCGTGATGACTCAGGCAGCGCCAGCACCTTCTTCTGCGATTATCATTACCACGCAAATGCAGATGGCTCCATATATGGCGCCCTTGTCGGCGGTGGTGCGAACAACGGGTCCAATGACGGCCTCGCTTACGTGGACGTCGCTAGCGCCCCCGCGTACCGTTACGCGAGCATCGGCTCCCGCCTTTGCTGGTCTGAATAGCACCACCGCGAAATAACACAACGCGCCCACGAAGCAAGGGGCGACAGTGCCGCCCCTTGCTTTTAACTTCAAAAACGAAAAACATGGCAAAAGAATTATTTGAGGACGACGGGACGCTTGCATGCCTCGGACTGACGAGAAACGAGCGAAACAAGCGCTACACTTGTCCAGAGGAACAGCAGACAAACCTTATCAATAAGACGTTCTGGCTGTTAGACTACTTCTCCGGCCTCACAACAAAGTACGGAGACCGCTACATTTACAGGATGAAGTTCAACCTCGAAGACAACGATTCAGAGGCCCGCAAGGTCTGGACCGGCTCCACAGATTGCATGTTTATTTTGGATAAGCTGGGCGAGCTTGGAAAGTTTCCCCGGAAGGTCACACTCCGCAAGGAGGGACGAGGTCACTATTATTTTGAATAAAAAGGATGAAGGGACTATGGCGCCCTTGTCGGCGGTAATGCGAACAACGGGTCCAATGACGGCCTCGCTTACGTGAACGTCAATAACGCCCCCGCGAACCGTAACGCGAACATCGGCTCCCGCCTTAACTGGAAGAAAACAATCGCAGCCCCTTATCCCTGCCCCTTGGCAAAAGATATCGGTAGTAACAATCGCCGCGTTAGTAGCATGGACGAAAACCCGGAAAAGTACCAGCAAAAAGCATGAAAAGGATTGATAATATCTTCAGCCGCATCTGCTCCATGGAGAACCTGGAGAAGGCTGACGCCATCGCTCGCATCGGAAAGACACACCGGGGCGAGATACGTGACTTTGACAAGAACCGCGACCAACTCCTGCAGGAACTCCATGAGACACTCCTGGCGGGAAACTTTCACACCGGGGAGTACAAGACAAAGGAAATCTTCGACCCGAAGCACCGCCTTATCTGCTGGCTCCCGTACTATCAGGACCGCATCGTACACCAAGCCATCCTCAACGTCTGCGGCCCTATCTGGCGCAAGGTCTTCACCCGTGATACCTACGCCTGCATCAAAGGTAGAGGAACGCACGCCGCCAGGCGTCGTCTCAAGGAGATGCTCAGCAGAGACCCGAAGGGCACCCGCTACTGCCTGAAGGTGGACGTCCATCACTTCTACCAGAGCATCGACCACGACAAACTCATGGAAGTGGTGGAGCACAAGATAAAGGACGCCCGCGCTCTCGCACTTATCCGGGAGATAGTGGACTCCTGGAAGGAAGGCCTGCCGCTGGGAAGCTCACCCTCTCAGCAACTCGCCAACCTCTTCCTCTCCTACAAGGTGGACCACGCCATGAAGGAGCACCACCACGTGAAGTACATGGTCCGCTACATGGATGATATCGTCTTCCTCTCAGGGAGTAAAGACGAGCTCCGCCGCATCCTCGAAGTCCTCAAGATCCAGCTTGCGTCGCTCGGTCTGGAACTGAAGGACAACTGGCAAATCTTCCCCGTGGAAGCTCGCGGCATCGACTTCCTCGGCTTCGTCTTCTTCCACGACCACATCAGACTGCGGAAACGCATCAAGCAGCGCATCTTCCGCAAGCTGGCCGTCCTCCGCAGGAAGGCCCTACCAATAGAGAAAATCCGCCTCGCCGTTTCCTCCTATATCGGTTGGCTCAAATATACAAATTCAATAAACCTTAAACACTCATTAAACACTTTCAGCTATGGCAAAGTCTTTTAGCACTACCCGCCCGGAGAAGGTCGCCAGGTACGACCACTCCCACCTCATCGTCTCTTACAACGTCGAGCCCGTCGAGGCTACCGAAGACCGCGACGCCGGTTTTGAGTTCGACACCATCGTCGTCCCCGCCCTGGAGAAGGGCCCCATCGTGGAGGCCATCGTCCGCGAGAAGTACAGCGTCTCGGACGAGATTGCCATCCTCAGGCAACGCACCACCAAGAAGGCGGAGTTCAACGAGTACAACGACTTCGCGGAGGCCGCCAAGGCAACCGCAGACGCAATTCTCGCCGAGTAATGAGACTCAAGCTCATCCGCATGTATAAGAAGGCCACCTACACCATCGGGCAACTGCTGGTGGACGGGGCCTTCTTTTGCAATACCCTCGAAGACAAGGACCGCGGCCTCACTCAGGACACCGAACTGCCCATCATCAAGGCGGCTAAGATGTACGGGGAGACCGCCATCCCGTCCGGGGTGTACGACATCGACATGGAGACGTGCTCCCCGAAGTACGCGGAGGTGGAGTGGTACCGCAAGCTCTGCAAGGGCTACATGCCTACCTTGGAAAACGTGCCCGGCTTCACCCGCGTGCTCATCCATCCCGGCAACTCACCTCTCGACACCTACGGCTGCATCCTTGTGGGAGAGAACAAGGTGAAGGGGCGGCTCATCAACAGCCGCGCCACCTTCGCCAAGCTCTACAATCTCATGAAGGCGGCCAACGTCAGGGGTGAGGCCATAACCCTCCAGATAGTATGAGCAGCGCAGCACGTAAACGACGGCCGCCGGAGCCGTGGCAGAAGTGGTCCATCTTCTTCCTGACGGGCCTCCTTTTTGCCATGCTTCTGACGACCGCCAGCTGTTCAACCATCAAGAATGTGGATAGGCAGAACACCGAATACCGGGATACTACCACCTACAAAAAGAATGTGAAGGATTCGCTGATCTATGTACCAATCCCCCTGGAGAAGAACCAGGCCATCGTGGAGATTGGTGACACCTCCAGACTGGAAACGAGTGTGGCAAAAAGCGAGGCCTACATCAACGCCAATGGCCGACTTTGCCACACCCTGGAGAACAAGCGGGAGAAACTGCCCGCCCTGGTCCCGGTGACATCCACCATCATCACCCACGGAGTAACCAGCAATTCCACGCATACGATTACCAATGTGCAGTGGAGGGACAAACCCCTTACCTGGTGGCAATCGTTGAAAATACGGGCTTTTTGGGGGCTCCTGGTGGCCGTTGTTCTCCTTCTCCTATGGACCTTTAGAAAACCACTTCTAAAACTTGTGAAATTATGAGAAAAATCTGGGACAAATTCGTCGCCTGGGTGCTGAGCATCCCCGCCGACAAACGGCTGCACTTTGTCTGCGGCCTCATCATTGCCGCCTTCTTCGCCATCG